TGTCCGGATCCGTTAGAATATCCTGAGCCGTCGGTATGTGCCCTCTATCTCTATTGTCTTGAGCCACTTTATGCGCGCTTACCTGCTTGTGAATATCCATATCGGATAATTGCGTCGGGCGGTTGTTGGCTTCTTGGTCGGTGGAACTGTTGTAAATTTCCGAGCCCCTAGCTGCCTCCCTGCCGCGATCGCTACGGTAGCCTTCATGCACCTTCTTAAGGGATTTCTCTTGGTCGAGCTGACGTTGGAGCTGCTGTCTCCAGTTGCTGCCGGGTCCTCTTAGGTCGCCCGTCTTGGGGTCGTGAGTCTGGGTCCTATTAAAAGGATCCAAGTTCTTCATAGCGGCTGCCGTTTCACCTGCAAAAGCTTTACGTTCTTCCGCCGTTAGGCTTTCCGCCCGTACGAACTCGTTAGTTCTCGGATCAAAGACGGGTGCCCCCGGGTCCGTGGAATCTGGAGAAGGCTCCTCCAAGCTCACGGGTTTTTTGTCTGAGGATTTAGGGGAGTATGGTGGATTCGGTGAGGCTATGTCTGCAAGTGCATTAGCTGCCGCCGCTGCCTGAAGGCTTCCGCCTGACATGGCCTCGCTAAGCCTGGGGTCGTCTACTCCCATCTCCACATAGTCTTCCATGGATAAGCCCGAGCCGTCGACTCCGGATTGACCTTCTTTGCCTGGGCCTCCTTGTTGTCCTGGGAAGGTTGCTCCCATGACCGCATCCATCACGTTGGTGTCGTTGGCTCCTTGGCCTGCGTACTCGCCGCGATAGAATGGGTTGCTCATGCCACTTGGGTGTTCTCCCCAGTCCCAGTCCTTCATGGCTACGGCCGCCGCCCTTTGGGGAAACTTGCTGCGCCATCCCTTAGTTAAAGGTATTCCGCCCAAGGCACGGAGCGCTCGTCGCGTTTTGCCTATGCCCGGGGCAAGTATGTCAGCGTTACCGCCGAGGCCGGAATAGCCGGCGCGACCAGGTCCCGGGACGCCTCTAAATTTATTATAAGCCTTTCCTATCTGCTTGTCCGACATGCCCGCTAGCTTGGCGGCTCCGGCCATTCCGGTTCCCGCTTTTACATGAGCTCTCTCTAATTTGCTTAACATCTGAGCGGGGGTCTTGGCCTTCTTCCCGCCCTTGGCTAGTGCTTTGCCGGGGATCGCGCCTCCCATGGTTCTCATCCCCTTGGTGGCGTATTTTCCACCGGCACCAATCGCTTTGAGTCCCGGAAGGGGGGCTAAAGTTAGAGCAGTGCCATAAGCACCCCTTTCGAAAGCGTCCTTGCGTCCTTGATCTACCTCGTCCCAGGCTTTTCCTTCCCTAAATAAATCGTCGGCTATGTGGGCGCCTTGTTTACCGACTTGATACATGTCCGCAATTCCGGACATATCCACCGCAAAGTCCGCAAGTCCTTCTCCACCGCCCGCATTGATCTTGTCGAAGTAGTCATCCATGCCTTTCAAGGCAGGATTCTTCCGGAGTTCGTGGTAGCCGGATCTTAAGTTCTTCCCGAGGTCTTTAAAGTATTGTGCCATGGTGCGTAAACATTAGCGTGACAGCGTCTTTCCTCTCAACCGCTTGTATTTATTCTTAAACTCCTTCAGGGGTGTCCTCATGAAGCCATCGGGGCACAGCAGGGAGGGGTTTTTTCTCAGCATACGCACCGTAAGTTCCGTACGTTTAGGCTCACGAAACTTGGACGCCTGGTCCATGTTGTACAAGGCTATGGCCGCAGCGAGCACGTGATCGTCGTGATGACCGGGAGCCGCCTCGGGTTTCCCCCTGTCGTTCACGACGAAGACTCTCAGCTCCTTCAGTACACCCAAATCAGGTATATCCACGTTCCTATTCAGGATCTCGGCGGACATATGGTCGATTACGGTCTTCCGGGTAACCTTGTCGGTAGACCAGCCGAACGCCTTTTCCACCATACCTGTGGAATCGTTTATCTTTCTTCTCCGGTAAACATGCAATCCACGATCTATTAAATACTTTACGAGGGCCAAACCACTGTTGTTCACCTCGGGAACGATGAAGGCGTTGCCATACCATCTGGATACAGCTTCAATCTCCTCGACCAATACGCCTATGTCCATGCGTGAATGGTGCAAAGCTACCAATCTACTCACGTGCCAATCGCCGTTCAGGTCGTCATACCCCTGCCGCCACACCTGAACGCTGTGGAAATCGGGATCCGCCGCCAAACCCTGTATCTGTTGATCTTCTCCCGTGCATGTATCGACCGATATCAGATAGGAGTTATCGTGTACGGGTTCGTCGTATATCTTCCAGCCGCCGGCATTGTCCGGCATAAAGGTGCTTTTACCGTTTTCCTGCAAAGTAAGCACTCCGATCCGGGGATTCGCGGTCTTCGCCGCCTCGGTCATCTCCTGAAGTACCTGTATATGGAACCTGGGGCGACTCGACATGAGGAAACATTCCTCGGGATCGGAAGGGTATTCCTGCCTGAACTTGGATATATCGCCATTGCACTTGTCCTGAAGGACTCGCCTTCTCCAATGCAGCTGCTCCATGTTCACGTCGAATCTTTCGACCTCGGATTTCTCGTCGTCGGTCATGGAATCCTTGAAATCCTTACGCTCGTCTTCCGATTTGAAAGGAACTACGGAGTCCTCGAACTCGAACCAGGCGGCGAATATCTTGGCCCAGTCGTTATCCTGTATCCATGTGTTGTAAAACCAGCCTGCTGGGCCGTTCGGGGTGCTGTCGGCCACACAGAGCGAGACGTTGTCCCCATCGTATAGGGACTGTAGATACCCCAATGCAGGGTCTTTTGCTCCGGTATTGGGCCAGAAAGCCACCTCGGTCATGTTTCCGACCTGAATGGTACCGGATCTGCCTGCATTCTTGGATCCTGCGGTCTCCTTTCCATACTCACTATTGGTAGCCAGCTTGATGGAATCCGCCAGATTGCCGCCCTCCGCCAGGTTACCGCCGCCTTCATCCCATGGAAACAGGTCGTTCTCCGCATATCTACGGTATATCTCGAATACCTTGTCGCTCGTGCCTGCGATATCACCCATTAGCGAACCGGCCAAATCGGGGTGCTTCCTCATATGATGGTACGTGAGGGCCTGGGCACAGGTGCTTGCACCCTTCTGACGGGGTTTTAGGATCACCATCTTGCATGCCTTGCCCTCCAATTGGCACTTTCGGTAGTACTCGAACATCCTCGTCTGGAGGATATTGGCCTTGGGCTTGATGGTCTTGCCCCTTTTGTCCTTGATTACTGCGAAAGTGCTGAACCAGACCTCGGGATCTATGCGGATTAGGTTCGAGAGTTGTTCGTCTTGGTCGGTCATCTTCGCCCCCTACGTTTAGCTTCGTCATCGTATACCTCATGGGGCCAAAAACCTGCGGATTGACCCTCCGCACGGTCCGACCCAGCCCCCGTGTCTTGGTATATGTCGGAAAAGGTTTCCCCTACGCCAAACGCAGTAACGGCATTCCGAGCCTTTTTATACTGCTGGGGTATCTTTAGTAGAGGTGATACCGCTGCTGCGGTTTCCGTCAGTGCACCCACCGCGCTGTCCGCACCCGCTACATCGTCCACATTCATAAGTAATGAGGCCGGGTGAGGAAAAGCTTCCGCAATATTCTCCGCAATGGAGTCGGGCAAGTTTCCTGAGAATGGATTACCGAACCACCCCTCGTCGGCGATGGTCGAACTGTCCAATCCGTGGTAGTCCGTAGCCCAGCGAGTAAACTTGTTGGAACCCGCCGCGTCCTTTAATTTGCCGAAGAACTTGTCTGTCAGTGTAGGCTTGTACTTGTAGGGCTCGCGTTCCTGAGGCTTGAAATATTTAGAACTAACTTCGTAGTCCCGGTCCTCCTCAAAAGCGGGTGGCGGCTTGAAATATTCGGAGCTGACTTCGTAATCCCTGTCCTCGTCGAACTCCAAAGGCTGTGCCCCCGGAGGTGAAGCATACCCCCGTTTCCGTACGGGGTTTTCATGGGCATTTCTCCTCTCGATCGCTTCAAGGATCTTAGGAAAATTCCCCCCGTTGGGGTGTATGCCTATTTTGTTGTTTTGCATCGATTGCATCGATTGACTCTGTTTAGCATACGAGCGTACGCCGCACGCTTACGGATCTCCGAAGGCGTGTTCATCTTCTTGATTGTAGCTAGATCCCACATCACTTGTTCTTTATAGGACGGGAGAAATACCTACCTCTTTTGCCCTCGACTATCTCGTTACCTCGAGCACGCTCGGCAGCTATGGTCTTATCCATGGTCGAGTAGTTTAAGCCTTTAAGGAGCATACCCGTCCGGGGGTCTAAACTGGACCCATGCCTAAGGTATTTCTTAACCTCGGGGTGGTAGACCCACGCTTCATGAGAATCTGTAGAAACCTCGTATACTGGGTTTTTGGGGTCGAACTTCGGACGGGGGGCGGTTAATGGGGACTCTTTCTTTAACTTTTCAGCAGTCTTGAAATCGTAAGAAGGCCCTCGCGGATCGAACTTGTAGGGTACTGGGTGTAGCCCTAGCTTTCTCTCTTTCCAGTTCATTCTTCCTCCTCGTCGTTTAGATTGAAATCGGCCTTGAAATCCAGGTTCTTGCCGCAGAACTGGTGGATCACGAAATT